TACATGAGATGCATGCATTCTTCGGGCATTGCTTACGATATTATCAAAAGAAAATTACCAGTTATTAATCAAGAAATTGCGAAGGTTCTTGCAAATATTGTAGATTTTGAAATCTTCTTTGAAGACTCAGGAAAGAAATTTGATATCTTTATTAAGCACCCTAGGCATGACGCCCGACCTATCGAGATGGCCTCCGGTGCAGAAAAAACTATGGGTGCCATGGCAATTCGTTTGGCTCTTTTGAGCGTCTCCTCACTACCTAAGAGCGACTTATTTATCCTCGACGAACCGGGCACTGCGTTAGACGAAGAAAATATGGAGGGCTTTATCCGCATTTTGGAACTAATTAAGGTATATTTCAAGAATGTTTTGTTGATCTCCCACCTTGACTCGCTCAAAGACTGTGTTGACATGCAAATCGTGATTGAGAAAAAAGCAGGATACGCAAGAGTTAATCAATAGGAGATGCGCAATGAAAGTAACCAGAGGCGAGCTTAAGAAGATCATCAACGAAGAAGTAGAAGCTCAGATGATTAAAGAGGGAGCACTAGCTGATATCGCTGAACTCATTAAAGATTCCGGCGAAGATGTCTGGGACTGGATCAAAGACAACGCAGAAACAGTGGCCGACGCCGCCGCATCTGTTGGTGAGACCGCCGCAGATTTTGCCGGTGACGTCGCGGAATTTGCATACAGGGGCGTTGATGCCACAACTGCAAAGATTAAAGATGTTGGCGATTTTGAGTTTGGCGGCGAGCGCCACGCGAAGACTGGCGGCTGGAACCCTACCGGCACCAAGCTGTCATATACTGCCCGCCAAAAAGAGAGGGATTGGAGCGCAGACGAAGATGATCGCCATCAACGAAATCTTGATCTCAAAGCTAGAAACGCCGAGATGGACGCCGAATGGGAAGAAGAACGAGCTGCCCACGACCGAAGAATGGCGCGCCACGCCCGCGATGCAAGAGACCGAGAAGAGGCACGGAAAAACAGCTCATGGTACAAGCGTCAACAACAAGAGGACTATATTTTACAGCAACAAGGCCCGGGCGGACTAGCCCGATACAAGGCTGACCGAGACCAGAAAGAGAAAGATCGTCGAGATGCCGAACGCGAACGCGGAAAGCAAAGTTGGGATCACTCCGAACATGGCGAGGGCCTCGAAGAAATTGATCGCAACGAGCTTAAGAAAATCATTGCAGAAGAACTAAAAGCAGCATTGGGGGGCAAGTAAAATGAAGAAATTATTTGAAAACTGGAACAAGTTTGTAAATGAAGAGGCGAATCCAGCCGCCGTCGACCCGGAAGTCTTTCCTCAAAAGCTTTCACAAGTAAAGCCGAAGGGCGCCCGTTTTATGTCAAAGACTGGTACCAAAGACGGCTCGGGGCCAGATGATGTAATTGGCGTGAAGCATAAGCCGGCCGGAATTGCACCGGTAGCCAAATTAAAGCCGTCCCAGTCTAGCATGAATATTGAAAAGGCTATGGCTTTTGTTCTTAACATGCTTTGGCCAGGCAACTCTGAACTTAATGCGGGTGGAGACTTAGGCGCATTTGTCAGTGAAGATGGGTATATTATGGACGGCCACCATCGATGGGTGGCCACAGCAATGATCGATCCCACAAAGTCGGTAGGCGGCTATTTGGTGGATTTCCCGGGAAAACAACTAGTTGCAATCTTAAATACGATGACTAAGGGTCTCTTTGGAGTACAAAGAGGAAAAGCAGCCACCGGCGGCTTTGATCAGTTTACTCCCGAAAAGATGAAGGAACAATTAGTGTTGTACGCCAAGAACGGCATCTGGGGCATGAAGCCCGCGGATGTCATGGAGGTTCTCCAAAAATGGACTGGACAACAAGGTGAAGCGGCAATCAATGCAGCTGTTCAAAAAATGTCCGAGAACATCGGACAACTAACATTTGATACACCGGCTTGGGCCTCAGATCGCGTTGATATGCCAGTTATCGATGACGATAACGTTGAGATAGCTAAAAATGCATTAGACCAAGGTGTGGTCAATGTTAACCCGCCTTATAAGCCAGAACAAGACCCCAACCTATAGATAAAAGGATTAAACAATGTCAGACGAAAACGACGATAACAACGAATTTGATTTTCTGCCTCCCGCAGAACCGCCGCCTTCGTTTACACAAGAGAAAGACAGTTACCACGAAGAAGTAGATGCAGAAGATTTCGGTATGGTTGAGGACTTCGGATTACAGATGGAATACTCTGATGAAGATTTACTCCCCGAGAATACTGCGCCTTCTTCGATTAACGTAGGCTTTATCGGTGTCGGCGGCGGAGGCAACAAGATGGCCAATGCCTTTATCGAGCTTGGCTTTAACAAAACACTGCTTGTTAACTCAACCGGCAAAGACATTCCAAAGAATGTAGAAGAGGATCACGTTGTCCTCATTCCCGATTCAGACGGGATTGGAAAAAACGTAGACTATGGAAAAGAGGTATTAAGTCAAAATGGTGCAATTGTTGAAGATGATTGGCTATTCGTCCTTGCTGGCGGTGGCGGTGGTACCGGTAGCAGTGTTACCGCTCTGCACCCTGTCTTTGAGCGTTACATGCGCTCTGTGCAGTCGAGCGGCAAGATCGTTTACATAGTCTCTTGGCCCACTGCACAAGAAAACCTTAACCCCACAATCGCTCGTAATGCGTTGACGCTGGCAAATGATGTTGCCAAGCACCCACACATTATTCTAGACAATGAACGAGCTACACGCTTACTACGCGGCAGAATCGGCATGCTCGGCATGTACCCTGTCGCCAACACAACTTTTGCTAAGTCACTTGCCCAAGTGTTAAAGCTCTCCACCGAGGATTCACCGATCCAATCTTTTGACAGCAAGGATTTGGAAACATGTTTGGGCAATGACGGTCGTGCCTTCTTAGGCTCAACTATGATAAAAGATCCAAATACTGCTAAGCTTGGATCGGTGATCCTTCATAACTGCATGAACAGGTCAGCGTGCCCCCCACCGAAGGGAAAGGCAGCGGCTGGTTCATTGGTTTTAGTCGTCTCGGAGGAGATGGTGGCTGACCCTAAAGTCAGTAAGAATATTGAGTCGGCAATCGCTTATGTCGGCGGTCGATGCGAGACACTTTTCTCTGGCGTTTACGTCCGAAAGAATGTGCCTGGATTGATTGCGATACTAAGTATGAATGGATTAGCAACATGAATTTATTAAAAACACTTTGGGATAAGCTTGTAAACAAAACGTCAGCTTCTCCTACACTCGTTGCAGTGGAGGAAGAAAGTTGTACTGATATTTTTAAGCAGATATGTCTAGATGCCGGAATAAGAAATAAAGATTTAGCTAGCGGCAAGGTTTTAGAGTCTTTTGAGGCTTGGTATGACGGCCCATGTAACGAAGACAGCATACGCACCAGCATTGCAGACTTTAAAGCAGCCCATTCCGCGGCCGCAGCTAAGATGATGGGTAAACTTTAAATGAGGATTAGTAGGGACCAACTTAAACAATTCATCAAGGAGGAACTTGAAACTGTATTAAACGAAGTGTCTTCTGAGAAACAGCGCCGCTGGGCTTGTGCACAAAAAGATAAGCCCGCAAGCAAGAGAGCCGCTAGTCTTTCTGCGGCAGAGGCGGAAGAGATGTGCACATCAAAAATAGAAGAAGATGGTTGACCAGAAGAAGAAGAGTCCGGTCGGATTCAGCACGGGAGTGATTAATGATGGCTAAAGCACAGGCATTTGTAGATACGTGGTTAGCAAAGCTAACCTCCCGTAAGTTGATGGTGTGGCTTACCGCAACAGGCTTAACTTTTACAGGTCACGTTACAAGCGAAGACTGGGTTTTAATATCTGCGATCTACATCGGCGGACAAACGGTTATCGATGGGCTAGCCCGATTAAAGGGGTATAATGATTAAACAGAAGATACTAGAATTTGCTCTGAAGAATTGGAAAGCAATACTAATAGTGTTGCTTTTAGCCGTTATAGCTCTTAAGAATACCCGAGATTACAAGCTGATGCAAACCGCGTACGAAACCCAGATAGAATCTCACGCGGCCCAAATCGATGGGCTAAAAGAGATACACAAGCGAGAGCTACAAGAAAAACAAAAATTAATGGAAAGCCACCTTGAATCAATTGCTACTATTGAAGAAGAATACGAAGACGCCACTGAGATGATCGAACAGTTGAGAGAAGATAAAAGAGGCAAATACAGGAATAAGTTTAACCAAGATAGAGAACAACTAATTAAAGATATAGAAACTAAATTTGGTATTCAGTATGTTCCTTAAACTTCTTTTGATGTTGAGTTTGTCGGCTAATGCTACCGAACCGGCTAAGTTTTCGATATTAGAATATAAGCAGCCGGCCCCATTTGCTGGCGTTATATTCGATGAGAAAGCTATGGCTAAAGTGTTGGCGGATTTTGATATATACAAATATTCGTGTGATATTAAAATGGATTACGAGCTAAAAATTCAAAAAGAAGAATATCAATTTAAATTAGAAGATCTGCGGATTGAACACAAAGCCTTAACAGAAGAATACGATTTGTTTATAATGCAAAAAGACAAAGAGATAGATCTGCTGGCCAATGCACTAAAAAAAACTTCACCCCGCTACAAATGGTTGTATTTTGCTGGTGGGATCCTAGTTGGTACTGCGGCATCATATGGCGTATATAGAGCAATAGATGAAAGATAAAGATTTAAATAAAATTGCCGCAATTGAGAAAGCAGTATCGCAGAAGTATGGACAAGAGGCTATTCAGAATCCGCAAGCAAACTGGGATGAAGAAAAAGAAAAAGAATATCTGTTCCAACTTAAAGAATTTTACAAAATTAAAAAACCAAGAGAGAGCTGGGAAGATAAAATAAACGTTAATGGCATAAAGGCCACAAAAAAACTACTTAATAGAGAATCTCTAGTAACATGTCCAGTCTGCGGGAATTTTCCACAGAAAACGATGGATGATGTCTGTCTTCTGAAATTTGATTGTTGCAATAAATGTTACGTTCAATATGTAGAAGGAAGAGAAGAACGTTGGAAAAAAGGATGGAGACCCAATGAAAATAAATAAAAAGATACTTAAAGAAATGATTCGCGATGCGCTTAACGAAGCAACTGACAGTGCAGAGGAGGACCCAACAAAGTTGAAAACTGGGTCGATGTCCACCGGCGCCCGAATTAAAGGAGCACGAGAGAGAATTACTTCCGGTGGTCAAGAATTCAGCAACCAAGAACGTAACATGATTGATCAGGTAGAGAAGTATTTTTCTGATGTCGCCTCCACACCGGGAGTGGATTTGATGAAACACCGTGCTTTAATCACACGTGTATTAAAGATGTTACAACAAAGAATTGGTCCCGCCGACGCCGAAGAAACAGATACAGGAGAAGCATTATAATGGCAACAGTTTACGAAATAGTGCAGGGGCTTTCTCAAGCCGCTGCAAATGCATACGATGGGGCACTTGGCGAAGACCAGTCTCCCACAAAGACTGGCGTTCTGCGTCGAGAAGAGGGCGATGCCCTTATTGACCAAAGAGTCATGGATGGTTTCAACGTAAAGTTTTACGGAGACATGATGTGCTTAGGGTACCAGTCCGAGATCAGACTTAAAGAGGTTTACGCACAAGGATTTGAGGACGAGATTTCACAACGCGTTGCAGACATTGCAGGATTCCTTAAGAAAGAATACAAGAAGATCACCGGCCGCACCGTTGCTCTCACCGAAGAGGGAGAGATTGATGTGCGAGTTGAAAATTCTTCACGAGTTCGCTCTTGGGTAACAGCAAAGATGCACTACAAGGTTGGGGGACTGTCCTCTGACATGAACGACGACAATAGCGGTTCTGTTAACACCGTTGAAGAGGGTTGGAAAACCTTCCTTGATCAAGGCGGCTGGGATGGCCCGCGTCCAAGCAACGACACTCGCCCTAAGAAATCTGGAGAGTAAAACAATGAATGTTTCCCGCTCCGATCTATATCGCCTTATTATAGAAGAGTATGCTAAGGAAGAAGGTGTAGAAATATCTGAAGACAAGGCGGACGATTTGCTCGACTACATCCGCGGCGGTGAACGTCCGCAATGGATGGACGATGATGAGAGAGAGGTGCCAGCCCCGCCAGAGGTTCCAGCCGCTCCGGAAAAAGAAGACAGCGATACTTTCGTCATGGATATCCCGGGCGACGACGCCCCAGAGAGCGAATATCAGGGTTTCCAGAAAGACAGCTCCCCGTCGGATATGTCTGATGAAGACATCATATCCTCCATTAGTCAAATGATTCAGGGTCGCGACCCCGAACACGTTTCGGAACTTTTCCAAGCTGTGTTTGCTCAGATACCCGGAGTAGAAATGGGAGACGCCGAAGAAGAACCAGAATCACTATATTCCCCCGGTGCTGAAGGTCGACCAGTGGCCGGCTTCCAGCTTCAAGAGCTTATGGAACTTATTCGTGAAGTGCTTGAAGAGGGTCATTATCATGATATGGGCGGCGAAGATGAGATGTACAATGCTCTTGATCCACACGGGTTTGATAAGATGTCAGATGCTGAGCTAGTCGACGCTATGCACACTGACGGCATGGAAGAAATGATAGTTTTGGATGGTGAAGGCGATCTAGCCAACAGAGAAGAAGTAATAGCGGCCCTGAAAAATGTATGAGCTTTCAATTAGACAAAAAACAACGCGTTAAAGAAATACTAAAATGTGGCAAAGACCCATCGTACTTTCTTAAAACCTATGCCCGTATATCTCACCCGATGCACGGGTTAATTCTTTTTGACACATATGGGTTTCAAGATGACTTGTTAAAAGACTTTAACGATTACCGTTTTAACGTCATCCTAAAGGCGCGCCAACTGGGCATCTCAACGATAACCGCCGGCTATGTTGTCTGGCTTATGTTGTTCCACCGCGACAAAGCAATTTTGGTTATGGCCACCAAGTTTGCGACAGCAGGAAACTTGGTCAAAAAAGTTAAGAACATCATGCGCAACCTTCCCGATTGGTTGAAGATAGC